CCAAATGTGGTTACCAGCGTTTTTACCGATGGTAACAGTTCCATGCCGACTTCGGTCTGGGCAATCGAGAGTTTGGCGTTGAACTGGTCAAGCTCGATCCCCATGTTGTGAGCAGCGGCGATCTGGTCGTCAGAGAACGGTGCCGGGGTTGCGTTATAGACCTGGAGGGCTTTTGTTGCATTGGTGATAAGCTCTGCATTGCTCGCCCATCCCCGGCCATAGATGAGTCGTGCATCCGAGTCCCGCTGGGTGGCATCGGTTACCTTGCTCAGGCTTTCGAGAATGTTTTTCTGGAGGGTGTCGGCGTCGAGGTAATCGCCGTTCTGGTCTTTGTATGCGATACCCAGTTCATCCAGTTCTTTACGGTACGTCTTACCGGCAGTGGTCGTGTCAGCAATTTTTCCCTGTACCATCTGGAGCGAAGAGAGCATTGAGTCCAGGGATCCACCGACAGCGATATTGGCAGCGTTCCACTTCTGCGCCGAATCGGTACTCATGCCGGTGACGTCAGAAACATGCTGCATCTGGTCGGCATACGAGATCGCCGCACCGACCGTATCATCAAATCCCTGTTGGGCAAACCTCGTTGCAGTTCTCGCTGCCATCGTAATGACATCGAACGATGCCGCTGCATTGGCGACACCCCCGGATAAGCCGGAAGAATCGAGATTCAGCTTGACGAATAGGGACCCAACTACCTGCTCACCCACGAGAATCTCCTCCGGTTGCCTTGACCCACTTGTTCATTTTCTGCCTGATTTCTTCCAGCCGTGACACTGGATCGCATTCCTCTTCCTGCTCTTCGGTTTCGGGGATATCCCACTTAAACGCATAGAGGGAATCCGCGTCGACCTCGACACCTTCTTTGAGCGTTTTTCCCTCAATGTTGAGCAGCCTCGCGGTCTGGACGGCAAAGAGCCGATCCATATGCCACAGGTCAGCCCGCCGCCTTTCCGTCCGGATCTTAAGTTTAGTTTCAATCATCACCCGGAGATCCCGGGGTGTAAGGTTCCAGAGCTGTGCCGGAGTAAGACCGCATAACCCGTATGCCACCGGTTCTATGGACTTGATCCAGTCCCTTCCGAGTTTTTTCGCGGTTCGGTCTCCTGGGGCACAGCCTCGTTTTCGAGCACCGCCTTGAACGTGAACCATTCCCCGGCACCGAACCCCTCGAAGATCTTGTTACCGAGTTCGATCAGGGATGATCCGGTTTTTCCGGTGGTATGGGTTCGTACGAGATCGAGAGCCTCAGCCCGGCCGGCGGCACCTCGCGGGAATACCCGGGGGAGTTCACCATGGGGGCCCGGCAGACCGTTCTTCTTGAGACCTGCATAGAGCATCGTTCCCAGCACGCCAATTCGTTTGATCTGGTTCTCGTTGAGTATACTCACCAGTGGTTTATCGAAGATGGACTCCATCTCGTCGACGTCGATGGCTGAAAACTGGAGGAGATGCTTTTCTCCACCGATTTCGATAGGGACACTATTCAGCATTACGAGGTACCCCGGGTGATCTGGATTTCATACACCGATGGCGTGACGTTGGTGCCGGTGACGAGCACGAAGACCGTCAGGATGGAACCGGTCGGATACTGCGAAAGGGAATAGGGGATCGCAGTGCTTGCCACACCGGTCGCCGTCTGGTTTCCGGCCACGTAGATCGTACCACTCGCTGCCGTTGGTGTGATAGTAATCGACGTGCTGGCCTGTTTCGATGTGCAGGTATACTGGTACGTCGTACCGGATAACGCCGGCGACATCGTGAAGATGTTCGGTACCTGGTCCTCAACAACCATGTACGGTGTAGTCAGGGTCGGGCCTGCTGTGGTAATCGGCGTGATGCCTCCGGTTGGCGTTACGGTGAAATCCCGTGAAGCAGGGTTGCTTTTTAACGGGGTTTTCTTCTTTATGCCGCTGACGAACCCGGGCACCTGGTACGACAGGGACGCAAATGCCGGCGGGAAAATGACCTGCCACATGCCGGTCGTCCGTGCGGTGGCCATCGTCTCAAGTGCGGCCTGCGTCACATCGTTCACGAAGTTCACCGTGTAGGTCATATCCCCGTAGGAGAGCTGGCCGGGGATAGTGATCTTACAGGGGCTGTCATGGCTTGTCGAATCGACTTTCTCAACGGCGAGCGGGGGTTCGGAAATATCCGTCATCTCGGCAAGGACGTAGCCGTTGAACGCGAGAAACATCCCGGTCGCCATCTTGGCTTGTGAAGTCATGGTTTGTGGTACCTCAATGTGCTGAATAGAAAATCAGGAAATCGCGGTGATCCCGGAAGATACCGACGGTGAGTGCATCAGAATTATCCGGGGCACCCCCGGCATCTTCGATGCGGATCACGTACACGGTGTTCATGAAGGTGTTCGTCGTGCTGTGCAGGCAGTCGGCAATTGCTTCGCTGATGGTTTCCGCGAGACCGTCCGATTGGGTAAAGACGGTGCATTGAACCCGGGCGGCTGCGTAATGAGCGGTGTTGTTCCCGGCCTCCCGAAGTTTCGTGACCCGGTCTACGACGACAGAAGGATAGGGCGGTGATGGCGGCAGGTTGCCCCGGTAGATGTTGGTGCCGACTTGTGCAGCAACGGCAGAATTAGCAAGAAGCTGATCGATGACAGAAAGCACGATATCCTGCATCACTCATCACCGAACGCTTCTTTCGCGATAGTGCCGGCCATGATAGCGAGGTATCTGTCCATCTCGGTATCGAGGGGAGGCCGGAAATGCGGCCGAGGCTCCTGGAAAAAGTGCCGGCCGAGAGAATCGGTCATATCGTAGAACCCGTACTCAAGCCGCCGGGAGAAAGGATCGGGAGACCCGACGATAACAGCATTATCGCCGGAAGGTTTGCAGGAGATCCCATTCCGGTACTCACCGGTCTTGACCGGTGCGAGAGCTTTTACATCGGCGACGTATGCAAGACCGCCCTGCATGGCAGCGTTTCCGGAGACTGCACGAACCTCATCCAGCGCATCCTGTAAGCCAGCCAGGCACTCTTCGAGTCCTTCGAGTTCGGCGGTCATGGGATCAGTGACCTCCCCCGCCGCCGCTAGAGGAGAGTTTGCAGAGAATCCAGTACCCGCAAACCGAAGCGATCAGGGACAGGCTTACGGCGATGCCGACAAGTTTGGCCTGGAATTTTTCAAGGACATCGAGCCGGTCGCCATAATCTTCCATGCAGGTATCACCTTTCTCAAGGCGGGCAAGGATAGAATCCACTTTACCGTCAATCTGGACCAGCCATTCACGATCCGTCTGGGGTTTTGTTGCATCCATCGCTCACACCACCTTCTTGATCGTACACGTCCAGTGCCGGACGCCGGCCCGGGTGGTGTCGGGTTCTGCGTTGATGATCTGGAAGGTGCCACTGTAACCCGGAACCGTACTGATGATCGTGTCTTCATCCTGCACAACAGAGGCACCGGGCAGGATGCAATGGAGCTGATCAACCAGTATCGGCACACCAGCCGCATTTTCCCCCGCAATCTGGCTTGTAAAGAACCGGCAAACCGATGCGGTGATCTGTTTGTTGGGCGATGGTGCGCCGTACTGATCCTTACCCGTCGATATCGTGTGCTGGAGCGTGCAGGAATGCACAAAGATCGAGGGGGATACGGGTGCGGTCACAGGTCTTCCCCGGCAAGCGCTATCAGCCCGGCATATTCCGCGATATCGTCTTCATCGGTGCCTGTCTGGCTCAGGATGTACTTGTCGAGAGCATCCCTTCCTTTATCATCGTAGAATTTGATGCTGACATCAATCGCTACATCTTCCCGTGTCGGGCCGGCAGAGAGACTGTTCGGGATCGTGCCGTCATGTTTCTGCATGATCCGGATATCCCGGCAGAGCCAGTTCTGGGAAGCGACAATAAGCATGCCGACACCGCTCCCGGTTGTGTTCGGAGGGTTTACCGGCAGGGCGTTCATGTCGAGTTCGGCCTGGATAAACTGCTCAACGACGACCCCAAGGGAATCAACCGTCGCCTGGGAGTAACTGCATCCGGTTTCAAGCATTGCCGCGGTGTCGTTAGCCCAGATCAAGCCGGTCATTGGTATCCCGAAAAATGAGAGATGAGATCAGGAGCTTCCCTGGTAGACCGTCATCCAGTTACCGGGCGCAGCTCCCCACCGGGCATAGATGGAGGCAAACGCATTGTTTTCCTTCATCACATCATCGCTGGTGTTCGGGTCCATCTTGACTGTCAGCATGGGGGTCTGCCGTTCCTGGAGCAGTACCGGTTTGGTCATCCTTCCGGTACAGGCCACGTGCCATTCACTCGGGCTTGTCAGGTATTCGTTGACGATGATTTTCTTCAGGATACCGCCGAACTCGTTGCTGGTTGGAATATTGTAGACGCCGGCGGGGGTTGATGCGGTGGTGTTTTGTGATGAAGCGGTGCCAACCGACATGAAGAATGCCGAGTGCAGTAACTGCTTGGCGGGGATCTCGAGCATCGGGGGGACGATGAGCGTATCCGGGATGATCCCAAGCGGCCTGCCGGTCTGGTCGGTCAGGGTACGCATGTTAGCGATGACTTCCTGCAGGTTAGTGGCATTGAGGGTGTTCGTCCCGCCGAGCATGTTGCTCTGGAATGCAGAACCGACGCCCTGGTGGTCCTGGGAATAGAGCGGGAGACCGTCGAAACCGGCCTGGTAGTTTGACCCGCTGGTCTGGGCTCCGTTGTGGAGGACGCTGTATACGAGGGAAACGGGCAGCCGCTTCCCTTCCATGGCAAGCTCGGCGATTTTCTGGGTCAGGATCCCGTACTGGTCATCCTGGAAGACAGTTAGGGGGATCTTGATACCGGTATCGAAGGACTTGTTGAAGACCATGAAGGTCTGTTTGTTCCCGATACCGGAGAATTTCCGTTCTCCCTCAAAAAGCGACATCTGCGGAACAGCACCCATCGTCGGGTAGACTTCGGCTTCTTTCGTGGAGGGGACTACCTGGGTAAACAGGCCGTAATCGTCAGGGACATAGATATCGTAGATCCGGAAAAACTGGGTCTGGATCAGGAGCTGCGTAAATTCGGGATAAAGATCGGATAAACCGACGGGCATGGTTAGACCACCATATACTGGACGTGGAAGACACCCGCGATCGGGGTTGCTGCTGCTACTGCTGTTGCGGTGAACTGGATGAGAGTCGGGTTCTGAGGTGAAGCGTAGTACTTCTGGGTCGCTGCATAGATCGGGGTAGCATCCCCGGACTTGATGGTCGCCTGGTTGAGGAAAGCGCCGAGAGTGATGTTTGTTGAGGTTGTTGACTCGAAGATGAGATCGACAAAACCCGGTAATCCGGTGGCCGGGCTGAGCGAGCCATTTACGAGGCAGTTGTTGTTCAGGCTGCCGTTCGCGGTTGTAGCAAGACCCAGACTTACCGAAGCACCGGTGAGTGGGGTCGTGAATTCAACGATCACATCCATCACAATGGCACGGGGAGGAAGTGTGATACCGGTGTACTGGGTACCGGTTGCAAGGCTGAACGGGACATTGATCACGCCGACCGGATCAAGGCGCTGCGGGAGACTTGAAGCAAAGCCGGTGATGTTGACCCAGAGATATCCGCTTTCGTAGTCCTGGACGATACCAATCGGCTGACCGTTTTCAACCAGCGAGATCGTATTGTCGTCGCCAGCGGTGTATACCAAGGAATTGATGTTGGTGACTGAAGCTGCGGCGTATGCGAACTTATGCAGCCCGGTGATCTCGACCGCAACGGTCGCCCATCCGTCTGTTGTTCCGACTAGGGTGGCCTGGAGGGGGGAGATCGGGACAATTGAACCTTCTGCGGCAATACCGGCAAAGGGCAGGTTGTCGATTGGGTTGAACGGCTGGACATAACCGCGAACGTTGAGTTCGAGAAGACCTCCTTTGAATATCGGGACGCCAGCGGCAACACCACGTTTTACGGTCTTGCCCTGCCGTTCAGGGATATCGATGGGATAGGTAAGGTTAGTCATTGTTTATCCCTCGCTGGAATGGTACGAACCCTGCCAGACGCCGGCGGGAGTCCTCGCAATGCCGTACTTGAGGATATCTGCATCGGTCATGCCTCTGCCATCGATACCGAGCGCCTGTTTCAGGATTGCACGGTAATTGGCCGGCATCGGGATCTTCGGCAGGCCGGTGGAGGTAGCTGCTGCTGCGGGGATCTGGCCGCTCCGCATGCCCTGTTCAACTGGTTTGCCGAGTTTGTCGGCGATCATGCAATAGTTGTTGAGCTCGGTTTCGAGGGTTGCAGCCGGGAGTGCAATGAGTTCAGAAATGCGTTTCTCGGTGTCGGCTGGCTGGAGGACACCGGTTTTAACCTGAACCTGTGCGATAGAGGCAGCAAGGGACTGGCGTTTTTCCTGGTCGAGCCGGGCGGCGAGTTTCTGTTCAACGAGCTTATCGACCAATGACGCGGCGACTGAATTGTCACCGACCGTGGTGTTAATATTGCCATCGGTTGCCGAAGTTCCACACGCGGGGCAGAACTTCGCACCGGGAGGGATGGTTGACGCACAGTTCGAACAGGAGGCATGGAGCGATGTACCACACGCCGGGCAGAACCTGGCAGAGGCTGGGAGGGGTTCTTTGCATTTCGCACAGACCGCGTTATTCTCGGCAGGTTTCGGGTCGTCGGCACCGTCTTTTCCATCGGTCGTTCCATCACCGGATGCAGCAGCGCCCAGGTTGAATACCTGGGTGATACCACCGGTAGCCGCTGCCACAGGAGTTACCCCGGGAAGCGTTGTCTGGTTTTCTGGTTTGTCGTCGGCCATTCTGGCTCCTTGTTCGTTGATACCCCTGATCAGACCCGGAGCGGCGGAGGCTGC